TTATCTTTCCAACTCGCGAGCGAACCAGATCACTTTGCCGTTGATCTTAACCTTGTCAGCCGGCACTTCGAAAACCTCGTATTTTTTGTTGTCGCTAATAATCCTCACCTGGTCATCGAGCATCTGGATCCTCTTTACCATTATTATATCATCCAACGCGATCGCGTAAATCCCTCCCTGGGGATCAAAATAATTCCTTCCCCGGTCCACCAGGACAAGATCACCCGCCAGGAGCGTCGGCTCCATACTGTCACCGGCTACCTTTATTAATACCATATCCCGTGCGTCGCCCTTCCGGCGGATCCACTCTCTCCGGAATGCGACCCTGATTTCTTCGTCTTCCTCCGGGACCCTCCCCGCGCCGGCGCTGATCTTGCCGGATACCTGGGGGACATATACATACCGGCTCTTTTCCAAAGATGCGTAATCACTTTTTTCGTCCCCGTCTGCGCAGATTGTTTCTATTAATTCGCCGTACCGGTCCTTTCCCCGCTCCGCTGTTTTTAGTTTGATATAAATGTCCTCCCCCAGTTCCTGGGCCCTTTCTTCAAGTAATTTCCACCGATCATCATAAATGACTCCCTCGCCAGCCGATAACCACTCGTCTCTAACTGCAAAAATGTTGCTGATTGCCAGCCGCACTATTTTTGATGGTTCGGCCTTCCCTGATTCTATTTCTGAAAGATAACCCCTTGATATTTTTATTTTATAAGCAAATTCTCCTTGTGTTAATCTTTTATCCTTTCTAACGTGCCGGATCCTGGAGCCAATATTTTTCAACATTAATATGTCGTTCATCTGCATTATTTCCTTGACAAGATGTCGTTCATCTGCAAAAATGTTGACATGCTAACAAATCGTAAAAGAATCCAGATTGAGATGATCAAAAAAGACATTACCGCTGCTTCGATCGGCCGGACCATTAACGTTACAAGGACGGCCGTACTCAGGGCCATTAAGGGCGAGCTAAAAAGCAAAAAGCTTCGCAAGGCGATAGCCGATGCCCTGGGCACCCAGGTCAATGAATTGTGGCCGGATGAATCTAAAAAGAAGGCTGCGTGAAGACATGCATTTGCCATGTATTGATTATAAATTTTTTTGCTCAAATGGGCAATGTCAATATTTTGAACTTTTTCAGGGGTGTATGTGAATAATCATTTTCAGACCTGCAAGACGCCGCATGAAATACTCGATATCGTCATCGACGAGTGGTGTGACGGGGAACGAGAAACCCGACCAAACCCCACAACAAAACTTGAATTAAAGAATGAGCTTGGCCGTGCGATCGGCCTTGGCAACGGCGACGATCCGAATGCGCCAGCGAAAGGTATCTACCGTTACTGCTCAGGCGAGACGCCGCTTTCCGTCGAGAAGGCGCTCCTTATCTGTAATTACATTAAAAATTATGAGCTGATCCAGTGGCAGGGATATCAGGCAGGAATGATCATGACGCCCAGGGCGACGATCGACCACATTGATACCCTCGACGCCGAGGACATCTTTGACGAGATCGTTTCCTGTCTTAGAGAGAACACCTCTTTTATAGAGACACTTTCAAGGACCTACCAGGCAAAGCCATGCTTCGAGATGGTCACGCGAATCGAAGGCATCTTTCTGAAAACCGTGCTGCAGATGGAAAAGTGCCGCCTCATGTTCCGCAAGCTGATCGAAAAGATGACGGACCCGGGCAGCCAGGGAGAACTCTGGTTCGGGTTTGAATCGAAAAAGAAAAGGAAGGTGAAAAAATGACCACGTATCATCGCATCGAGGCGGTCCGCAAGACCGGCGAGATTTTAAAGTACCTCGCGAACGTAAAAGAACCGGCCTCCGGGCATGACATCGCGAAAGCGGTCAATCTCCCCACCGGCACGACCATGTGCCACCTGGCAACGCTCGACGATCTTGGTTTTGTCCTCACCGTTGGAGATCGCTATCAGCTCGGCATGGGCCTGGCGCTCTTCTGGGCCCGCGTGAAATCATCCCTGGAGGCACAGCGCGACAAGGTCAACAGGGACCTCGGGCTACTTGACCAGGAGAAGCATTTATGAAGACATTTGTGAGCCTTGATTATCTCTTGGAGATCGCCCGCAGCCAGTTTGAATTATTAAAAACGTCCTTTCCGGACGTGTTCACCGAGGAGCACCAAGAAAAGATACTCGCCTATGGGATGAAGATGTTCGGACAGGGGATCGCCCACACGGCGGAGATCTACCGGCATGCATTTATTACATCTATTACAAGGGCACCATTTACTTCACAAAATTAAAGGAGGAACGATGGCAGGGAAACCAAGAACTACGGACGCGCAATTCGAGGCAACAAGAGATGTTTATAAGCTCGCCGAAAAGACAGCTGACGATAAATATCAGCAGATCATTTCAGAGCTTAAAGAAAAACATAATTATGAAATCCTAAAGGCGACATTCAGCACCAAGATCGATAGCCAAAAAATGCATGAGGATTTTTCCCGTCTTCTCCGGGTTATGTTTCTCAGGCAGGTTAAAGAGGAGCTCAAAGAGATCGGGGCCTGGACCAGATATTGTGAGGAGACCGGTACAGACATCAAAAACGCGGACTATGAGATCTCCAAATTAGGAGACTTCAAGGACGAGCTACTCCTAAGCTTCGCCCGATTTTGCAAATATGAAATCAATAAAATCAGGTACTTAACATCGGGCAACTTCGAAAAATTAGGAGTCACGGTCGAAAATGGACGGGTTTTGTGTGGCGGAAAAGAGGTGCCGCTCGACCCGGACGAAATCCAATTTATCCTCGACAAACAGGAAGAAAAAGCCCGGCAACTGCAGGATGAGATTGCCGCCCAGAAAAAGGCATCGGACCGCATACAGTCGGATCTCCATAAAAGGATCAACAAGCTGGAAAAAGATGACGCCCGCAGGAAAGGCGTTTTGGCGGATCGGGATCTTTCAGCCGATGAGGCGACCTTCATGAAAGAGATGGAGGCGCTCAGGCTCGCCTTTGACGGCCTCCTTATCAACGCCGATCCGGGGAACATCGAGGCACTCGCGCTCGATCGCGATCCCTCCCCGAGGATCCGGGCGGCAATGGTTTCTACGGCCTATTATATGAGGATGCAGATCCTCAAATACTACGACGTCGTCGAGCAGACCTATGGTGACGCCATCATGATCCCGGAGCAGTCCCCCTTCGCCGCTCCGGGGTTCATGCTTAAAAAGGATCCTACAGAAGGAAAACCAAACTGAGAGGCGCAATATGTGGCAAATCGAGCTTGCAGACAGCCTATCCAGAACTGACCCGGCGAACCGGACGGAGATAATCGAGCAATACGTGAAGATGACCGGCAAAACCCCGACGCACCTCTACCGCGTTGCCCGCAAGCACGGGTTTGCCACGGGCAGGACGCCACGCAAGGACAGGGGCATCCGCAGATCAGGGATCACCGACAAGCAGGTCAAATTTGTCGCCGGTCTGGTCCATACGACATCGCGCGAGGTCAAAGGACCCATTATGCCCGTTGAACGGGCCTTAGAGATCGCCGTCGATTCCGGCTATATCGAGGCCGGGCAGATCAGCCCTGCGGGTATGCGCGGGATCCTCCGACAGGAAAAGGTCAACCCTGCCTCGCTCAAGGCAGCGGATCCGCACACCAGGATGCGGTCATTGCATCCGAACCATACGCACGTCTTCGACGTATCGGTCTGCATCCAGTATTATCTGAAGGGCAAGAAGGGCCTGCAGATCATGGACGAGCGGGACTTTTACAAGAACAAGCTCCACAATTTTGCAAAGATCAAAACCCGCCTGCTCCGCTACGTAATTGTAGACCATTTTTCCGGGATGTTCTACTTCCGGTATTTCGACACCACGGGTGAGACGCAGAACAACCTCTATGAATTTCTTATCGAAGCCTGGCACGGCCGCGATGACGACAGGTTCCCCTTCCGCGGCGTGCCCTTTAACGTCCTTATGGATTCCGGAGCGGCGAACAGTTCCCACGCCGTAGTCTCTTTCCTGAGCCGCCTGGATGTCAACGTACCGGAAGGGCGCCCCTACAACTCGGCGCGCCAGGGATCTGTCGAGGTTACCCATAATTACATCGAGCGGTGGTTCGAGTCGGGCTTGCGCCTCCAGCCGGCGCACGACCTTGAGACGCTTAACGCCTGGGCTCTCGACTCCTGTATAAACCTGAACGCAAACCGGGTGCACACGCGCCACGGTATGCCGCGCACGCAGTGCTGGCTCATGATAAAACAGGAGCAGCTCCGCGAGCTGCCGGCACCGGAGATATTATCAGAGCTCTACTCCTACACCGACGAGAACTTTACCCGCACGGTCAACCGGGATTATACGATCGCTTACAAGGGAGATATCTATAACCTGAAACATGTCCCCGGCGTTGTACCGGGCGCATCCCAGGTGCGCATTATCATAAAACCTTACGAACCGGGAAAGATATGCGCGGTCTATAACGAGACAGTCTATGAGGTGGAGCCGGTGAGGACCCTGCCGTATGCCGGCGGCGTTTTCCTTGAAAATGCGGCGATCATCGGGCAGGAATACAGATCCAAGCCGGAAAGCGTTGTACAGCAGGCCAAGAAGGAAATCGAAAACATGGCCTATGGCGAGGATCGTCAAAAAGACCAGGTTCCGTTTGCCGGCCTGCGCGTTTTCGGGCATCAGGCGGAAAAGGTCGATCTGACCTATATCGCCCGAAAGGGCACGCCCATGGAGATCGACCGGGCCGTTGTCGATAAGCAGATCTCGTTCACAGAATTCCTGAAGCGTCTCATCGCCCGCGTCGGCGCCATCACGCCGGACCTGAACGCGAGACTGCGCACCGAATTCGGTGGCTCCATCGAGATATCAAGGGCGGAGGAAGTCATAAGGGAGATCGAGGCGGACGGCCGGTGGGGTGACGCCCCGAACACGGCGCAATCCGCCAATCAATAAAAGGGGAGGTGAAGATATTGACAAAAAAAGCAACAGCATACGATCTGCGGGTGAGCCCCATCATATTAAAACAGCTCCTTGTGGATTGTGATATCAACCAGGGCGAGATAGGAACATTGACCGGGCTCGCCCGTCCAACCATCAACGTATGTGTGAACAGGGGATATATGCCCATCCAGCACAAAGAATTCAAGTTCCTGGTGGAAAAATTCATAGGCAAAAATGCACAGGCGCGGGCCTGGCTCGCAGAGCGCGGGTTAGAAGTACACAACATCTGGGATCCGCTCGGCAAGGAGATAAAAAGACTCCATCCCGTCGGCATGGGAGCAAGAGCCTGGGCAAAAAGAAAAACGAGCCCGCTTGTACCCGGCAATCCGGAACATATCAAAATCATAAAGGAGGTCGAAGTGATCACCGAAGAAACAAAGAGACATTTCAAACTTTTTAAAAATCCCTTTATCAACGATGTCCTCGAAGAGAAGGACATCTATATGAGCGACGAGCACCGGTACATCGAGGCGGCAATGATCGATGCGGCAAAGCACGCGGGCTTCATCGCCGTTGTCGGAGAGGTGCAGAGCGGCAAAAGCATCATGCGCCGCAAGATAGTCCTCACGCTCCAGCGCGAAGGCAATGTGCGGGTGATCTTCCCGCAGATCGTGGACAAGGACCGCGTTACTGCGGCCTCCCTCTGCGATGCCATTATCCAGGACATCTCCAGCGAGAAGGCGCGGATAAAACTGGAGGACAAATCACGGCAGGTAATGAGGCTGCTCCTCGGCCGCCACAAACAGGGATACCGGCACGTCATTATCGTGGAAGAGGCGCACGATCTCAATTATAAGGTTCTCAAACTCCTCAAAAGGTTCTACGAATTCGAGGACGGCTATACAAAATTGCTTGGTATCATTCTCATCGGCCAGCCGGAACTGAAGGATAAACTCGACGAGGACAACCATCCCGATATGCGGGAGGTGATCCGCAGGATCCAGCTCACTGAGATCCGGGGACTGAACGGCAACATCAAGGATTATCTGGCGCTCAAGTTCAAGCGGATCGGCGCGAAGATCGATGACATCTTTACCGATGAGGCATTGAAGGCGTTGTCAAAGCGTCTCGCCGACAAAGACGGCAGGACCGGCAAGGCGATCTCCCATGCGTACCCGGGGCTCGTGAACAATTACGCGGCAAAAGCAATGAACCTCGCCTGTGAGATGGGCGAAGGTAAGGTGAGCGACGAAGTGGTGATGGCGATATGAGGTATCCGGAGAAAAACAAAAATCGACGGGCGACAGGGACTGACATACCCGCTCCGGTAAGTAGGGCCTATGCCAACGGCGATGTCCATTGCCACATCCACAACGACCGGATCGATAAAGCGGTCTGCACGGTGCGCAACGTCCGCGAGCCGCATAAATGCACGGGGTGCCCACATGAAGCTCGATAGATTTGAAAGGATTTTATGCGCGATCATCCTCGCGGCTACGATCATTGCCGCGATCGGTCAGGTAAGCCTGCGGACGAAATACAACGAGACGGCGTTACACCGCCAGCTCCAGTTCCAGCGGTTCCTCGCGGGAGAAGACTACAGGGGAGTTTTTGCGGATCACCGCGTTGCAAAGACGGAGAGGGCAAACAATGACTAATCTGCGGGTCAAGGGAATCTATGACATGGAGCTGAAAGGGAAAACGTCGGGGTTTGCCATCATTATGGAAGACCAGTTCGGCAACCTTTACCAGGCAAACTTTATAACCAGACATAACTATGCGGACCAGGTAAAGAAAACCTTTACGCGTTTGATGCCCGTAAATATGCCCCGTGCAGTTGAGCTGGGTGGGCTATTTACCACAGCATAGGAGGGAAATTGTGAAAACAGCGATTATGGTGCTGATAATTTTTATGATCCCTGCTGCCGCCTGCCCTGATGACTTGTTATGGTTTGAAAACTATGCATTGAGAGCATCAGAAATCAGGGCGATAAGATTAATTTGGGATCACAATGGAGATGTGTCACCGAGTAGGTACCCATGTGAAGGGCTCGGGTTCCGCATTAATGTTTTGGTTGATAACAAGTGGATGCCAATTCAATTTATCGAGACACGGGGATGCGGCGCCGAAAACTATAAAATAGCATATAAAACTGCTCAAGAGTGGGTAAACAAAAATTTAAATAAATTGCAAATAAAAGCGCAAAAGAAGAGATAACGATGCCCTGGTATAAACGAGACGAAATGATCGTTGCTGCTTATGTAATCGGCTCCATAGCTTCATTCGGTGCGGCATTATGGATGGTGTTCAAATGAAGGCGTCTGTTGAGATCATAAAGCTCAATCCGGGATCCTGGCCGCCAGGAGCGAGGGCCTTAGAGGCAACCATCTCCGGAGTGAAGGTTGTGGTATATGTGCCGATTGGCGCGTCACCCGTAACGGTGGTGTTCGATGGCGATCAAGACGAGATGTACACGGCAACCGTGCACGACATAGCAAAAGGGATGATGCTGGCAGGAATCAAGAATATCCTCCGCAGGAGGAACAAGAAAGGGGGCAACAATGGCAACAATGGAAAAGATTGAAAAACTGACAAGGAATTACGCGGATGCGCGCGAGCGGCTTGCGGAAACAGTCCAGTCGCTGGAGGACAAGATCGAGGCCATCAAGAGGCAGTACCTGCCGGGTATCAAAATCCAGGTGGGGATCGCCTCCCAGGAAAAAGCAGACCTGAAAGCGGCGATAGAGGACAGCAAAGAGCTTTTTGTCAAGCCCCGCACCGTAATTATCAGCGGGATAAAGGTGGGGTTAGAAAAAGGCAAGGGGAAGATCGATTGGGACGACAACGACACCGTAGTGCGCCTCATCGAAAAACACTTCTCCGATCAGGCCGAGGTGCTGATCCAGACAAAGAAAAAACCGGTAAAGAAGGCCCTGGCAAACCTTTCGGCGGCAGAACTTAAAAAGCTCGGAATCCAGGTGGAAGATACGGGCGATCAGGTAGTGATCAAACCCACAGACTCGCAAATCGAAAAGCTGGTCGACAAGCTCCTCAAGGAAAAAGACGAGGAGACCGAGGAGGCAGCATGACGATCAGCGATCGCGCTTGGGACATAGCCGAACATACCCTGGAATATATGTTGTTTGTTGAGAAGAAATGCCCGGATTGTGGGAAGTTCGATTTTCTGGAAGGCCCCCGCGGTGGCCTTGCCGTGAATATCAAGTGTACCAATTGCGGAAGTGAGTTTAATGTTTGCCCGCCGTGGTTCGCAGAGCAGATCGGCCTGATGCACAATACCAGGTGTCTGCAATGCGGCGAGATAGGAACCGTGGACTATCTCGGGATTTGCCGCACATGTACAAAACGGAATCGAGAGGACCAGAAAAAAATAGCGCAACACATCAAGGACGGGCACACTGAGCATTGTGCGAAACGGCTTGTCTGGGGTGACGGCGAGTGCGAATGCAAGGCTTTCCCGGAAAAACGCGACCCGATGGAGCTGGTAAAAACGATCATAAGGTTGCAAAAGAACAGGAGGCAGCGCAATGAAGTGCCCAAAATGTAAGAAAGAAATACCACGGGACTCAACATTCGGAGAAATCCTCGAGTTGAATTTATTCCGGTCCGACGACATAGCTGATATTCCGTTTCATCATGAAGCCTGTGGTTTTAGTGGTTCTGTCCGGGTCACCCGAAAAGATTTTATTAACAACCAACCCGAAATATACCGCATCCAGCATACTGACGCTGACGGGTATTTTAGGTATTGGCAAGGCGAGGCGTCTTCGGCAGCGGAAGCGATCGAAAAGGCAAAAGCAGAGAATTCCTACTTTCGGAACGCCGGTGAATTATACATCAGAGTGAAGACCTATAACGGCTACGGCGGCTGGAGAAAAGTGAAAAACCCGGAGGTGCATAAATGACCGGAGACTCACGATATAAACTGGTGCAGGCTGGATATACCATTTATCGCCGCAGAGACGTCTATGCCGTCAACCGGCCCGATGTAACATACGAGATCAGGGAACATTCGCTGCGCGGCCACTGGGTAAAGACAGGAACATATCCGACCAAAGACGCTCGCGATCGCGCATTGAAAGAGCTGCTTAAAGGCGAGAAGGCGTTGGAGGACTAAATGCTCTATGCCCCACCCATAGCAGAGCTGGATAAGATTCAGAAACCGAAAGGGGCCCGGCCTAACTGGGGATACTGTGGCATCGCCGCGATGTCAGCCGCGACAGGCATAAACCATCTCGAGATACTTGAGGCTATCCCGGAGTGGCCAGGATACACGCCGTCCCGGATGGTAATAAAAACCCTCGAGCAATTCGGGTACAAGGTTGAAAGGATACTAATCCCGAAAGACAAGCAGGCTTCCTGGCCGGCTTATATGCCAGAATACCCTTCCCGCGTTGCACTTGGGAGGATCTATTATGGTGACGGTAAATACAGTGATTCGCACTGGATCTGCTTCAGGTGGGTAAACGGAGGATGGATACATAGGATATTGCTTTATGACAATCTTTTCCGCCATGATTGCTGGTTTAATGTCGTGGGAAAATGTTTTTATCGCCCTCCGACAAAGCTGAAAAGCCTCTATTTTGTGGTGTGAGAGGATAGCCGTATGAGGATTGATATATGAGTAACAGTAAAGACCAGATCAAAGAAGGTGACAACGTGATGCATGGGGCGAAGCGCAGCATTGGTACCGTGCGGTACATCACGGGGAAATACGCCATGGTACTGTTTGGAAAGACGACCACGACGTATCTGCTTACAGATCTTATAAAAGTAACACTAAAAACAGAGGAAGAACTCAGGAGAGAGTATGCTCAAAAGAAAGCATGAACTCAATTACAGGCGGGCGACGGAGCGGTTTGAGCGGTGCAAATATTGTCTGCACAAGAAGTGGGTACCGATTATGAGCTGCGCATCAGGACCCGACAGTATCCTCCGGTATGACTGGCGCTGCGAGGTGATCGGGCTGGATAACTCGAACAAGTACGGCATCCGTAACGATCATGTCTGTGATGAGTATACAAGGGGGAATCATGAAACCATATCCACTGACCTATGAAGGAACACCTCACGAATACAGAGACCGGGAGCTTGTGGCAATGACCGCGATAGTCGCCGAGTTCCGCAGAGCCTCTCTCATCAACGGCCCGTTCCACAGCGCGCACGAGGGCTACGCGGTGATAAAAGAAGAACTTGACGAGCTCTGGGAAGAAGTCAAGAAAAAGGCGGATGCCCGCGATCCCGAGAAACTACAGAAAGAGGCCGTTCAACTCGGGGCCATGGCGGCACGGTTTGTTATAGATATTTGTATGGAAGGGGCGTGGAAGATATGAACCGCGAGCTGATATTCCCGGCAATTATTATCGGTCTGAGCTTCGGCGCATCGGCTGTCTACGCCTTGCAGGGGGACTTTTATCACGCGCGGTACTGGTTTCTCGCGGCAGTCCTGAATGCAAGCGTGACGTTTTGAGAGGTGATTATGCCCAGGATATGCGGTAAATGCGGCAGCGGAAATATCGTACCGGACCGGTTTTCTGATACCGGAGAGAGGTGTATGATGTGCGGACAACAGAACGGGTTTATCGAGAGAGAGAGAGAGTAATGCCGGAACAAGGCCAGCTAAATCTTGACGGGCCGATGCTCACTGATGAGCAGCGGGCGGTGTGGGACTGTATCCGGGATCGGCGTGGCAAAGGCAACGAGATCCTCGGGACGGAGATCTCCCGGATGACCGGTATCGACTATACGTCAGTGCGCGCCATAATCGCCCACCTTATCAACAAGCACGGCAAATTGATCGGCAGCAACGGCAGCGGCTATTTTATTCCTGTCACGCCGGCCGAGATCGCCGCGGTGACAAAAAGCCTGCGCCATCGCGGGATCATGATACTTGTCCGGGCGGCGCAGCTCCAGAAGACCTCCCTCGTGGCGATCTTCAATCAAACCCTGCTTGAATACGAGTACGAGAAGGAGGAGATCAATGCCTAAGCGCATTCTTACCGCAATCAGGTGGATCGCGCTCTGCGTGGCTCTTGCCGTTGGACTCATGGCCGACACATATATATTTTGTCTTATCTGGCTCATGTCCCGGGGGTTACCGGATTGAGCAGCGCAGAGGGGGTACATATGATCAGACCCATCGACAAAAAGCAGATCATCCTGATCCACCTGGCGAAGACCCAGCTTGGCATCGCAGAGGATGCATACCGGTATATGCTTGAATACCGCTATCAGGTACAGACATCAAAGGGTCTTTCTTATGCACAGGCGGACGATTTTATCACATACTTCAAGCGCCTCGGTTTCCGGGTAAAATCGAAAAAGCCCGTCTGTACTTTGTGCAGGCCGCGACCCCCCAGGGAACAGATCCCGGACAACGTCATGTACATGGTGTCGCCGCAGCAGCTCAATATGATCGAGCACCTGAAACAGGATATCAAATGGCGCACCTGGGATGGGTACCGCCGGTGGCTACAGAAGTATTTCGGCCTCACAGTTATCAGGCTCTCCGTCGAGGCGTCAGCGGTGATCGAAGGGTTAAAGGGTATCTGGCGCAGCCAGAATAAATGCGAGTGTCCCTATAACGTACAGGCCAGGGCACACAATGGCAACGGGGCTTAAATGGAAATCTGGGTACAGAAGATAATAATGCAGATCACGCTTGACGACCTGCCGGAATCATATCAGGAGATCGCCCGCATCATAGGCGTTGAAAGCGCGGTGAAACTGTCCGAGGCGCTTGGCGGCCTTGCATATTATTTCCCGCAGCTCGAAGGCATCCTCCGCAAGAAGCGCGATGAATGCATTAAAAGAGAGTTCACCGGAGACAACCACCGCGAACTGGCGAAAAAGTACGATTTGACAGAGAGATGGATCCGTGAGATAGTAGAGATCAGATATAACCAGCCCGCCTTATTTACCGACGAATAATGAAGTAAATTTCTGAACCGCTTCACAGGACATAATCCCCCCCGCTTATATAGACTGTATCAAATGATCACCCACATCACGCAACGTGAAAAGTCCTGGAGGGGAGCCTATACGCGGGATCCCCTACCAGGCGCATCCCCGGCGATAACCCAGCAAAACGCCATAGAAACACCGGAGGGGCGTGCACAGGGTCCCTCCGGGAACAACAAGCAGAGGTATAGGGCATGATCTGGGAAGAGCTGCGGAAGAGATGTCTTGAGATCGCGACGGCGGAGATCGGCACAAAGGAGATCCGCGGCGACCAGGATAATCCACGTATCGTCGAATATCAGCAGTGCACGTTATTAAAGGCCACCGACGACGAGACGCCGTGGTGCTCATCGTTTTGCAACTGGGTGTTGAAACAGCTTGGCGTCGAGGGTACGGGCAGCGCGCGGGCACGCTTATGGCTGCGCTGGGGCGTTGCGCTTGACGAGCCCTTGCCCGGCTGCATCGTCGTGTTGAAGCGTGGCAAGCCTCCAAGCGGTCATGTAGGTTTCTTTGTACGCAAGGCTCCGGATGGCCTCATTAAAGTGCTCGGCGGGAACCAGAGCGACTGTGTGAAAGTGTCGTCTTACAGGGAGGCCGATGTCCTCGGATACCGGTGGATCGTTGATGCAGCGCGGGGTTGACGAGATGAGAGCATTGTTTAACGCGGTTAGAAAGCAGCTCATATTTCTTGCCGGAGATATCCGGCGCGAGCATTGTCCTCTCGGTTTTGCCTGGGGGAAATACGAGCGGCTGATCGACCATGACGAGATGGCCCAGGCGGTCGGAAGGTCATACCCCGGCTATATAGGATTACACCGGAATCGCGGGGATCTCAGCAATATCGCGATCAACGGCTTCATGAAACACGCCTGGATTGTAGATATTAAAAACACCACGAGGATCGTCGAGGCGGTGAGCGACGGCGTGGTGTACCGGCATCCGCATCATCCCCTGAACACAGATTATGCAGTGATCCTCAAACCTCTGGTACCCGAAGAGGTCCGACATGAGGCATGTAGGCGTGCCCGGGAAATGGTCGGCTGCCCGTATGATGATACCTTTACCTTTGATCTGGAGATAGTGAGCGATCTGTTCCAGGACAAGGAGACCGCCCTTGCAAACGTGAGGGAATACGGTCTCGGCGTGTCCTGTACCGAGATGGTGGCGCTCTGCTACGTCGGCCATCGGCGTGAACTCGGCCTGTATCGCACAAAGCTCGGTAAACGCCAGGTAATTCTGCCGGACGCTTTTCTTTCAACCCACTTTGAGATCGTCTGGGCCTCATGGCATACAAAGCCCGATACCGTCCACATGCTCGGGCTCCACGAAGAGGGATGCTCGATGCTCCGGGAATACTGGGGAAGAAGGAGGTAAGCAATGTTCAAATACATAAAACTATTAGCGCAGTGGAAAGACGTAAGAAAGATATACCAGGAAGAAAAAGGCACAGACAAGCCCTGGTACATCTCGCGGCGTTTCTTCGGCGCAGTCATGGTCCTCATTGGCGGTTGTCTTTATGTTTTTCTCGATGTGGCCGTGCCTGCGGATCTTGCAGCCGCTATGGCCGATAATGCTTCAGTTATCGGCGGGCTCATTAAGGAGCTTGTCCCGGCCGGGGTGGCTCTGTACGGAGCCGTGACGGGCCTCGTCGGGATCATAAAAAAAATCAAAGGCAGACAATGAGCGGGACCGAGATCGTTAAAAAGGTATTGGACGAACAGGAGAAAAAGGGAACAACGCTGCCGCGCGTCGGGGTCAAGAAGACATGGCGCGTTGACTGGGACATTAAATTGTCCGGGTTTTTTAAAAAACTATTTGGAGGATGACGATGAAAAAACATATCTCAAAAATACTGATTGTGCTGCTGGCCGTTGTGTTCTTTGGGGCAGCCGTAGCTTTTGCCGACGACACGCCGGAGCCGGCAGCGTCAGACACCGGCGGTGCAAAGTTCGGGCTTCTCAGCATGGGCCAGGACAACCTGTATCTTGCCTCTCCGGGGGAATCGGCGTTCCTGGCGATCGGAGCGGGTTTTGATGTTGCCTCGTATGAAAAGAGCATCGGCAGCAAGGGCGGCAAATTGTCCCTCACGCTGCACGCTACGGCCGCGGCCCGGGTGACAGGCAATGACAGCGGCACCCTTGTGGGCGGATCCGTGAATTTGGACCTGATAAAACTTTTCAACGGCACCGGGATCAACTTCCTGCTGAACAATTTCAAATGTGTGATCGGCCCGGCGGTCGTCTATGATGCGGCCAAAGGGAAACCCGCTTACGGAGGGCTGCTGAACTTTTCCTATACAACGGATTAATCGCAGGGGGATATGTTGAGCTGGGGAGAGGTACTCAAATCGTTATGTTTCTGGGGACCCGGCGCGGTGATCGCCGGTTTGATAATTGTGGCGTTTTATAAGCTTGGCTGCAAGGCGCTCGACAAAGCCGGAGATCTCGTCAAGGGATTCGCCGGCGACTTTGTAGGGGCGCAGCAGGCGCAGGCCGAATCACTGGCAAAGCTTGCGCAGGGCACGGAAGGGCTGAGGGATACGATACAGGGATTTGTGACAAAAGACAATGCTGAACACCGGGAAATGCTCATCCTGCAGAAATGCATCATGGAGAAATTAGAGCGGTTAGAGGAGCGGGAATATGGAGGCTAAAAAAGAAAAGTACAGAAGGATCAGAGGGGCGATCCTGAAGCTCCTTGCACACCAGCACCCCGGGCCCGTTGATTTCAAGGTCCTGCATTTTCTCCTTGACGATCTCCGGTACACGATCACGGAGGAGGAACTGGAGAGCCATATCGTCTATCTCTCAGGGAAGGCGTTTGTCTGCCGGGAAACGCGGGAATCTACCGGCGTGAGGATCGAGATGGTCACCATAACCCCGCAGGGTCTCGATGTCCTCGACGGTTTTACGAAGGACGTCGGCGTGGATACGAGGTTTTAGATGGCAAACAAGAGTTATCAGACCGATACCCGCGAAGATGCATATAAGACCTGGCGGGAGTGCGGACAAAACATAGAGCGAACAATGCGGTCGCTGTCGAAGAAGGGTTACTTCATCACCAAGCCGACGCTCTATGCCTGGATAGAAAAATACAACTGGAAGGATCGCGCAGCCCGGGCTGAAGCCGAGGAGCAAAAAGGGAAAGAGGCCATGGAAAACCACGACGCGAAGGCGATCACCAGCCTCGATGCGGTGAGGGAACGTTACGAAAAGTACTTTGCGACGCTGGGGGACAACGTCGTCGATAACCAGGCGATGTTCGCCTATACCGGCATCATTAAGTCGATATCGGAGATCAAGGCAAAGACGGGGGCGTACAAATCGACGCTCTTCCTGGGCTTTATGCGGGACCTCATAGACTGGCTCAGTAAGAACGACCCTGACTCGGTCGGGGTCATAGAAAAGAACTTTGATGATTTTATACAGTTTGCAAAGGAAAAATATGCCGCTTAACGTGACTGACAGGAAATTCGACAAAGAGATAGAGGTTCTGCGAAACCTCATCCAGGCAAAGGCAAAGCCGTTCCCGGATGATAAAAAAGCGCAGGCCAAGCGTATTGCCCGCGGGCGGACCGACCTCGAATTCTTTGCCAGGACATATTTCCCGCACTATATCGATCTGCCGTCCTCCGCGCTCCACCGCTATTTCTGCGAGCGGGACCCGGCGATGATCTTCAGGGCCATCGATACAGGCGAAGGGGACCGCGAAGCGGACGCAGCGCCCCGCGGCAATGCAAAATCCACCTGGCGGACGCTGATCCTGCCCGTATGGTGCGCGGCATACAAATACCGCAGGTTTCCCTTGATCGTTTCCGAGACCGCCCTCCAGTCGCAGGACTTTATCAGCTTCATCAAGGCGGAGATAGAGACGAACGAGCGGCTCAGGCAGGACTTCCCGGACCTCTGTGGGGAGGGACCGGTCTGGCGCGTCGATGCGATCATTACCCGGAACGGCATAAAGATCCGGGGTATCGGCGCGGGGCAGAAGCTCCGCGGTATGCGCCACGGCAGCAAACGGCCCGATCTCGTTATCTGCGACGACCTGGAATCGGACGAGTCGGTCGAGTCCCCTGACCAGCGGAAAAAGCTGGAACGGTGGTTCTTCAAGGCCCTCATGAAGATAGGACAGCCCGATACGGTCTATATCGTCGTCGGTACGATCCTGCATTACGATTCCCTCCTGGCGAACCTGCTCCGCAAACCCGGCTGGAAGGGGAGAAAATTCAAATCCATTTTGAGCTGGTCAAAGGCAAAGCTCTGGGAGCACTGGGAGGCCCTCTTCACCGATGTCACCGTGACCAAGGAAGAGGCCGAGGAGCAGGCCGACGCCTTCTTCAAGGCGAACGAAAAAGAGATGCTCGCGAACACCGAGGTCCTCTGGCCGGAGCGCGAGCCGTACTATTACCTGATGAAGATGTATATCTCCGAGGGGCCTGCGTATTTCAACTCGGAGAAACAGAACGAGCCTATTAACCCGGAGGATGCCGTATTCCTGGAGGAGTGGATCCAGTACTGGGATGACGACGAGGTAGACCTTGCCGGTATCCCGCAGGGATGCGCCATCGATCCGTCCCTGGGCAAGAAATCAAAGCACAACGATCCCTCGGCGATCGTCGCGGGCAGGATGAAGGACAAGATCATCTATCTCACCGTGGGCGACATCGAGAAACGGCACCCCGACAAGATCATCGACGATACGCTCGAACACCACAAGCGCGATCCCTTTGATGAGGTGGTTATCGAGGAGGTGCAGTTCCAGGAATACTTTAAGGACACCTTCGAGAAGGAGGCACACGACCGCGGTCTCACGATCAACGTCAAGGGCGACAGACCGAATGTGGACAAGGACCTCCGCATCATTACCCTTCAGCCCTGGATAAAAAACGGCTGGATGAGGTTTAAGCGTCACGGTATGGGCGAGCTGATCAGACAATTCATCTACTATCGCCCGAAAGGCAAGGGCGGCCATGACGACGGCCCCGATGGAGCGGAGATGCTCAAACGGCTCCTGGAGGGGAAGATGGTCGCGGCGGCCGGCTCATCGAGCGAGACAAAAGAGGACGACTACCATGCAGACCGCCCCGGGCGGGAACGCATCAGGATCCGCGACCATTACAGCAGGAGGAGAGCCGCATGAAACTAAAAGAGTGGGCAACACAAAAGCTCTTCGGCAAGAAGATGTATGATCTCGGCGCCGACCGCCTGACTGCCGCATCATCGTCGCTGTCCGCTCCGACTATAGAGGACATCCAATGGCGGAAGCTTACAGGCAATGCCGAGCGGGATCTCCTTCCGGTCACGCAGGACCGCATGATGGAGATCGCCTTCTGGCTCGTCGAGACAAACCCCCTCGCCGGCTGGCTCGTCGATATAACGACCGCCTTTATCCTCGCGGAAGGCATGCCCTACGAATCAAAAAATAAGCAAGTCCAGGCCGTGCTCGATGGATTCTGGAACGACCCCGTGAACCGTATGCCGCTTTATTTTCCGAAGCACGTGAACGAGCTGCAGACATTCGGCGAGCTGTGCTTTCCGGCCTTTACCGCGAAGCAGACCGGCCGCGTGAGAGTCGGGTACGTCGACCCGGCGTATATCGACCAGGTGATCACCGATCCTGAGAACGTCCGGATGATTATTGGCGTTCTGACAAAAGAATGGATCGGTAATATAGGAGGCACGGTCTACAAGGCCGATCCAAAACGTTACAGGACGATCCTCCCGGATGAGGCGGAGCACGTCCTCTCTCCTGCCGCCCGGCAGATCAGAAACCAGCTCATTGACGGAGAATGCTTTTTCTGGTCCATCAACAACGTGACGAACTCGCCGCGTGGCAGATCTGCGTTGCTCCCCGTGGCTGACTGGCTCGACGTCTACGAACAGTTCCTCTTTGACTACAGCGATAAGTGGCCGCAGTTCAATTCGTTCATCTGGGACCTGAAGATCGAAGGCGGGAAAGCCGAGGACATCAAAGAGCATCTTAAAAATTTCACCAAGAAGAGCGGCTCCGCCTACGGGCACAACGAGAAGGTGACACTCGACGCCGTCACGCCGGACCTCAAGGCGGAAGACGCGGAAACGGGGGCGAGGATATTCCGCAACCACATCCTCGGCCGCTTCGGCATCCCGGAGCACTGGTACGGCGGCGGGGGCGACGTGAACCGCGGCACCGCGTCCGAGATGGACAGGCCGGCGGTGAAGATCCTGAGTCAGAAGCAGCTCACCGTGAGATATATCATGGCAGACATGCTGGGTTACCAGATACGCCAGGCCAGGAAGGCGCGGTATCTCAACGTCAGCGACGAGGAGGCCGCATTCTCGATCATCACCCCGGAGATGGGCACAAAAGATATATCCAAGCTGGCGACCTCCGCACAGCAGATGGCCACGGCGGTCGTCACCGCAGAGATACAGGGCTGGGTAGATAAGGATACGGCCAGGAAGCTCTTTGCGAGCATCGTGAGCTTCACCGGCGTGGAGATGAATTTCGAGGAGATCAAAAAAACAGTGGAGGAGCAGGAAACGACAAAAGGGTACGAGGATTACCTGAAGCGAGGGGACAACAAAAGGCCGCCCCTGGAGGTTGTGACCAATGAGTGATCGAGGCAGCCGGATCACCACGATTTCCCCGATAGCAAAAACAGGGGGTTTTTTCAACGCGACGCCTCCGACCCAGGCAAAACCCCTAATAATCCCCGTGACAGGTGTTATAAACATGTCAAGCGCGATTGTACAAGGGATATGGGGGGTTGCTTAGATGGCAAAAGTGACCCAGACGATAAAGAATGCCCTTAAAGCGAAGGATCGGGACATCATCAGCGGCACGGAATCGATGCTCAGGATCCTCGAAGATCTCCACGGCCAGGTGCAGGCCGAGCTCGGCAAGGCCGCCCTCGGTACATGGGACGCCCATCACCTGAAACAGACGCTTAATTCTCTTGAGAGCCAGATCGCCGTCTATTCGGGCAAAGCCAGCACAGAACTGGCCGGCCTGCTCGACCGGGCATGGGACCACGGCAAGGCGCTCGTCGACGCCCCGCTTGCCGTCAACGGTATCTATACCGGCTATCACCTGCCGACATCGCTCCTCGATTCGCTGAAAGAATATTCCAGCGGGTACCTGGAAAGTCTTTTCAGCGACGCCTGGTACAAGATCAAGGGAGAGCTGACGCTCGGTATCGTCGGCAACAAGACCCCGCAGGAGGTCGCGAAGGCGATCGGCGAATCAATAGATTCGGGCAGGTTCGCGGATATATCGCGCAGGGCGGAGGCCATAACACAGACAGAGATGGGGAGGATATTCTCCGAGGCCGCGCAGCTCAGGATGGACCTTGCATCGGAATATGTACCAGGGCTGGAAAAGCAATGGATCCACGCGGGGCATCCGGCGAAGCCGAGGCCCGCCCATCTTGCGATGCACGGGAAGCACGTCCCCGTCAGCGAGCCGTTTATGGTGGGAGGTATCCCCATGATGTTCCCGCGCGATCCGGCGGCGCCGATAGCGGAGACGATAAACTGCGGATGCGACCACGTGCCGTATCACGCAAACTGGCAGTAGATGTGGGACAGATAACTATAAAAAAGGAGGTAACAGATCATGGCAAGAGTAGAACAGAAACACCTGGAAGGTTTGATATTCAGGACGTCAGAGAAAAAGGAAGTCGTCAAGGACGGGCAGAAAAGGAATAGATACTTCCCTGTCGAGCGGCCCCTCGATGTCAAGGATATCATCGCCGAGCGCGACGATGGCAACACGTTCCACATTGTGACGGCGGACGGCCGGAAATACGACGTTTCCAAGACCCCGCAGAAAAGCGGAGGAGAGGGAGGCAAAGAGGACAATGGGAAAAAAGGGAAATAACCTCACACGGTTGCTGGCTGCCGGCGGCGGGAACGACCCGACCGATGTATTAAAAACTGCCATGAGCTTCAACGAGATCCGCCGCGCCCTTTGCGAGTCATTTACGGCGGCGTTCCCCAATTCCAGGGGTGACGTTGTGGATGTCTATACCGACCACTGCATTATATCCGATGACGCAGGCCAACTCTATGAAGTGCCCTATACCATCGACGAGAACGGCAAGGTCGTAACCGGCGATATGTCGAAGGTGCGAAAGCAGGTCGATTATGTCGCGATCCAATCATCGGGCCGCTTCTTTGCCGCCGTAGGGGAACCAAAGGCTCAGGATTATGGCTGGAAGTGGATCGTGCAGATCGTCGAGGCTGGCACCGATAAACAGGGCCGCGCAGAATACCCGCTGGCGGTTCTCCACGCTGCCGCTCCCATATACGAGGGCGCCCGGGTTTTTGCCCTCACGCAGGGGCAGCACGACGACCCGGCAAATCCTTACGGCAAGTCCGTGCGGGATCTCGCCGGCTGGATATCAGATGTGAAGCCGAACGCGACCGGGCTGGAGGGCACCTTCAATATCCTGAAAAGCTCGCAATGGCTGAGGGACATGATCGCCGACGCATGGGACCGGGGCAAGAAGGACATCGTCGGCCTGTCTCATGATGTCATGGCAAGGACGACAATGGCCGGGGCATCCGGACCAAAAAAGGTGGAGGAGATCGTCAAGGTCGACTCCGTTGATGTAGTGTACGACCCCATAGGAGGGGGAAAATTCTTGAGAATGGCCGCAGCCGCTAAGGCAGGCCAAAAGGAGGCAGAGATGCTGAACAAATTATTGGCTGCCTTGAAGGCGCAGAGGCCTGACCTCTATGCGACCATTGAGGCAAAAGTAACGGACAAAACAGTAACGGAAGACGAGGTGACGGAGCTCCTCACATCGGCGATCGTCCCGGCAGGGACAGGGGCCGAGGTTGTCTCGCAGGTGACGGCGGCGATGAAGGACCTCATCGCGAACATGAGCGATACGTCGGCAGAGGACATACTGAAGGAGACAAAGATCCTCGCAGCAGGGCTTTCGCTCAAGGACGCGCTGAAAGAATCCAACCTCCCGGAGATCTCGCAGTTGCGCGTCAGAAAACACCTTGACGGCAAGGTGGTAACGGGCGAGCAGATCCAGGCGGCGATCAAAGACGAAAAGGAGTATATCGACAAGATCACGGGTTCGGGATCGGTCGAGGGCGGCGGGATGATAAGGCTCGGCAGCGAAGAGCCCGAGAAGATCCAGGCGGCGATGGACATACTCTTCGGCGTCGAGGTCGATGAACGGCACAGGAACGTAAGCCCCATGCGATCCCTCAGGGCCGCCTATGAACAGATCACCGGCGACCGGGACGTCACGGGCCGCGTGAGCAGGGAAGGACAGAAGATCGGCGAACAGCTCATGTCAATGATGCGCCTCCCCGCGGCATACAGCACATCGAGCTTCACCTATGTCCTCGGCAACACGCTATACCGCCGCATGGTCCAGGATTACAAGGCCATCGATTTCAAGGAGGACGCGCTCATCAGCTACGAACGGAACGCCCGCGATTTCCGGACACTGGAATCGGTCCTGGTGGGCTACTTCGGGGACCTGCCTGACGTGGACCCTGAAACCGCAGATTACGTCGAGATTGCAATGCCGCTCGACGCAGAGATCTCATACGCGGTGAACCAGAAAGGGGTCATCCTGACGGTCACCCGCAAGGTCGTCATGAACGACGACATAAAGAGCGTCCAGACACTCGTTTCCCGCCTCTCCCGCGCGGCAAGAAGGACCAAGGCACAGCGAGTCTGGAACAAGATCATCACCAATGCCACATGGGACGGCGATTCCAAGGCAATATTTCACGCCGACCACGCCAACCTCGGCGCGGTGACGCTCACCAATGACGCAACCGGCGTGGCGACGCTCTATAACAGGCTCACCGCCATGTTCAACCAGACCGAACAGGATTCCAGCAAGAAGCTCGCGCTGCGTCCGCTATATGAATGGATACCCATCGAGCTGGAATCAATAGCATACGGCCTGAATTCCCCCTGGCCCGGTGTGGCGGGCGGCAACCCGCACGCGGGAAGGTTCGGGGCAAACCATGAGCGGATCATCACATTGCCGCTCACGACCGACACCAACGACTGGGGGCTTATCGCCGACAAGAGCGAAGTGGAGATCATGGAGATCGCCTATCTCAACGGGCAGAAAGAGCCGGAGCTTTTTGTTGCCGACAACCCCCTCGTGGGGCAGATGTTCGTTGCGGACAAGATCCAGTACAAGATGCGGCATGAATATGAGGTCGAGGTGATCGATTACCGCGGCCTTGACAAGTCGGTTGTGTAAAATCAGCATGGGGTACGGGCGGCGGCCGGAGGTTATCCCCCGGCCCTTCCTCCCCCGCGCATAAAAAAAGGAGGTTATCCAATGAAAAGATTCAAGGCAAGTTTGATAATGATGATGATCCTGGCGTTGCTCGCCTTTAGCATACCGGTGCAGGCGGCAACCGATAACCCGTCGACGGGAAGCACAGGATATGAAACATGGGTATTCCATGTGAGCGGCACGTTCACGTCAACCGTCACGCCCATCCAGTTTAAGGTCCCCTGGCCGTACCGGGTGCTCTCTGTATCGGTATTCGCGAGGTCGGTTTCAGGGACGTCGAACGTGGCGAGCCAGACCGTGGACCTGCAGGCGAGCAGCACTTCACTGTTGACGACACCTGTACAGATAATAAGCTCCGCCACAGTGACCGACGGTACGCTGGCCACAACGCCGTCCATAACGGATGAGGCCACGCTCAGCGTGATCCTTAACATGACAGGCACCAGCCCGTCCCTGACCGATCTGACGGTAGTCGTGCCGGTAAAGAGGCAGTAGGCGCGGTACGATGCGCATCGTAAACAGACAGATAAGACGATGGGGGAGGAAGATCTCCCCCTGGTCTTACAACAAATTGAGCGGCGCTATAAATGCCCGGGGTATTATCAATGCCCTGACGATGATCGCGCTTTTTGCCGGGGTCTGTTTATTTGCTACGAGCGGGAACACCAGACTGGACAGATATATGACGTTTACTTATGCAATCGTGACCGCCATCGGGCTGCAATTGTTATTGCGGTCGCTTCCTGCAGGGCTGTTTTTGATATGGACGGCGATATGTTTCTACACCCACCCGTTGACCCCGATCCTTGCGGCGCTAACTGCCGTTATTTACGGCGGAGGTCTGTATCTTTTGTCCCGGGTGCCGGTGTCAAACACAAGGATATACAATCTCATATGCCTGTACGCGATCGCTACGGTGTTATGGCAGGTCCTGCAGGTGGCCGATCTGACAATAGGGTACCGGCCGGTCTACGGGGGGAGTCATACCATCGTCGGCTTGCAGACCAACGTCGGAGAGACATCTGCTCTCATGGCGGTATGCCTGCCCGCGTTTTTCCGGCGCCGCTGGGTATGGCTTGCGCCCATCCCGCTGGCGGGGCTCGTGATGGCACAGGCGACAACAGGCATGATGGCCGCCGGCGCGGTCGGAATTGTCTATTTTTTATCGTCGGCGCGCCCTCGTTATTTTTATTTTTATGGTTTATCCAGGCGCATTAAAATCGTCACGGTGCGCATTGCGGCTGTTGTTCTCGTGCTCGCCGCCGGTGCGTGTTATGTGATGTTCGCCGATCCGTTCAACTGGGAGAGTCACAAAAACTCACGCGTGCAGACCTGGAAAGAGAGCACGTTCATCGCCCTGCAGAAACCTTTTCGCGGATGGGGATACGGGCAATTCTGCACGGTAGTGCCCTTGCTCAGCACACCGACGCAACTGCTCGTTGATGACCGGAAAAGGCTGTATCTCGAAGTCGAGGACAAAGGCATGTTCCTGGCAACGGCGAACAAGATCACCTCCGGCAATGCAGAGGCGTACTATAAGGCAAAACGATATCCGGAGCGTTTTTACTTCGAGGCCCACAACGAGTACATCGAGATCCTTTTCGCCGCCGGGATCCCCGGGCTTGTTCTATTGCTTTCCGCCCTGGGGCATATCTTGTGGCGCGGGTGGAAAAGCCCCGGCCGGCTGCCCTTCTATGGTTTGCTGGCGTCATGCATCTGCGCCGGCGTGTGGTTTATCTGGCAGATCGTGCCCATAGCGGTGGTGACGGTCGCATGGGCCGGGCTGTGCCTGGCTAAATATCCGGAGGAAGCATGAGCACACTTGTCGATATCCTGGCCGAGGTGATCGCGATCGTAAAGGACGATTCCGGGAAACTCACAAACCCGGACGATTACGAAACCGGCATCAGCGCGGCCCTGATGGAATATTCCCGCATCAAGCCGCTTCCCGTCATCGACGACATATACGGCGACGGCACGAGCCAGGTGAATCTCCCCGCCGGCTGGACCCCGGAGTTCTCCGTTGTCAGGTCCATCGAATACCCGATAGGGGATTTCCCGCCGACAGTGCTCGACGAAGAGGACTATTACATCACGGACCGCAGCGGGATAGTGACGCTCAATTTCACGCTGGCCGCAACGGATCGTGTGCGCGTCACCTACACGATGCTCCGCACGGCCGACGACATCCCGGATATAGATCTCCATGCGTTCTGTCAGCTCGCAGCAGCTCACAGCCTTGAAACACTTGCAAATGCCTATACGCAGACCGGCGACTCAACGATCAATGCCGACGTGGTCAACTACCGCACAAAATCGGGAGAATTCGCGTCGCGGGCAAAGCAGCTCCGGACGCTGTACAAGGAACATATGGGGATAAAGGGCGACGATACCACGCCAGCGGCCACGGTCGTTACCGACCTGGGGATGAATTATCCCGGCGGCAGCGATCGCCTCACCCACCCCAGGTGGGCAAGAAAAAACCGGTGAGGAGACATGGAAAATAAGATAGTTGTTTCAGGACCGATCTTTGACGGCAGCGCGCCAGGGATAATCAGCCAGGGGTTGATCGCTGCCATGTACGAGGCGACGATGTTCCTGGAGCGCAAGGTCAAGGAACGCGCCCCCGTTGGTGTGGGCGGCGCGAAAGGTGGCCTCCTCTCCACGATCCATAGCGAGGTCCAAAAGGGGGAATCCGTAGTAAAGGGAATTGTGGCGACATCGAGCAAGTACGGCGAAGTCCTCGAAAAAGGCAGGACCCCCGGCAAAAAGTGGCCTCCGGAGGGGACGCTGATCCGATGGATAGAGTTAAAGCTCGGCAAGTACGGGTCAGAGGCAAAAAGCCTTGAATTTGTGATCCGGCGCAAGATCGGCAAGAAGGGCTTCACGGGGGCATATATGTTCGGCAGGGCGTTTGAGGCCCACTGGCCGGACGTGGCGCGCATCTTTAATCGTGCCGGATATACCATATCAAGGGGGTTGTCCGGTGCCAGGTAATTACACAACGATTATCGCCGATATCAAATCAAATCTGGAGGCCGTCACCAACATCGGCGTCGTACACGATTATTACCGTTACGCCGCCAACCCTTCGACCTTTATTGCGTTGTTCAGCTACACCCCGACAGGCGGAAGCAAACATATACGGGGCTGGGAGATCACCCGTATCAGGGCTCCCGAGCATAAGCGTGGGGCATTCTTCAGACATCATGTATTCAAACTCACAGGGTATCTCAGTCTGAAAGACGCCGACGCGACGGACAAGACATTTCAGGGGCTCATTGACGATGTCTGTGAAAAATTCCGGACAGCCGCCGACGGGGCCACCTGGTACTATCTTGACGGCGACAATGGTGATAATGCCCCCTGCCAGGTTGAGATCATTGAACCGCGGATATTCGGAGAAATACTCTGCCATTATACAGAGATCATTTTGCACATAACGGAACGAATAGCGCCATAGAAGGAGGCAAAAATGGACAGACCATCAGGAGCATACATACAGGACCCAAAGACCGGAGCCATCACGCCGGACCTTTCCGACGAGGCAATGAAGGCCAGGCAGCCAGCAGCGGAACAGGATCAACCGGAAGAGCCGAAAGAACAGGAAAAACCAGATAAAAGGCAAAGGAGGTAAGCGATGTTAAAGACACGTGCAGTAATATTAGCAAAGGTCGAATCGGTAGCGTATGGAACAGACCCGACGCCCTCGGCGGCCGCGAACTCGATCCTCTGTGAGTCCCCGGAGCTTGAGGTGGTGCAGAAGTTCCTGGAGCGGAAGAACACCCGCACCTATTACGGCAATGTGGCCGGCGTCTCGACCGGCGAAGCAGTCAAGATCAAGTTTGCCACGGAGCTGAAAGGATCTGGAACGGCAGGGACCGCGCCTGAGATAGACCCGCTCTTCCGCGCCTGTAACTACACCAGGACAAACACGCCCGGCACATCGGATGTCTATGACCCGAACAGCAACCAGTCCACCGGAGAGAGCATCACGATCTATTTCTACCAGCACGATATCGTCCACAAGATCTCCGGATGCCGCGGGACCTTTACCGTCGACCTCACCGCCGGAGAATACGGCAAGATCAACTGGGAGTTCACCGGCATCTACACCGCCGCCGCAGACGGCTCGATCCCCGCGATCACCGTCAACGCGACCGTCCCTCCCCGCTTCCTCTCTGCATCGTTCGCGATCGATTCATACGCAGCGGTCATTGAAAAGATCAAGATTGACACGGGCAACGAGATCGGGCGCCGCCCCAGCGCGAACGCGGCGACAGGGATCCTCGAGTATTTCATCAAGGAACGGAAGGTTACCTGCGAGATCGACCCCGAGGTCGTTGCCCTGTCAACAAAAAGCTTCTGGGGATTGTGGGCTGCGAACACGCTCGTTGTGTTCACGGCTACGGTGGGATCCGTTGCCGGCAACCGCTGCGTCATAACGGCGCCGAAGGTACAGATCGCGGACGTGAAATACGGGGAACGGGAAAGCCTTCTCACCAATGCGCTGAAGCTCAACTTCACCCCGAACACCGGCAACGACGAGATAAAGTTCAGCTTCACGTAACCGGCGAGGAGCGAGGGGAAAAGAGCGAGAGCATTCAAACTCTCAGCTCTCCGCTCTCAGCTAAATTAAGGAGGTTTTATGAGAGATCTAAAACAAAGTGATCACAACAAAATGATCCTTGAGGACCCGATATCAGGATCGAAAATAACATTATATTACAGATTGCCGACCTCAACCGACAGAGTGGAATTTGAGGCGGCATCATACCGGCGCGAAGGCACTGAAGTAATCGACAACACCCCCCAGGCCAGAGTTGATTCAGCGCTGAAGATATTGACAGGTTTTTCTGAAGGGTCCTTCGGCTACGGCGGAGAGCCTATATCGGCAGATCCTGCAAGCCCGCATTATCGTGAAGATTGGAAGGATCTTGTGAGGGAAACGGCATCCGACCTGTTGTCCGCCTTAAGCCTGAAAGTGTTTATGGGGTTACGGGTTGTCCCGGACGAGGGAGCGAACCGGGGGGAGGGCAAGGACATAATCCCTTTCGATCGGAAATAGACAAACTGCGGGCGCAATGCACACCGGAGAAAAAAAAGAAATGCGCAGCGGGTTGCGGACAGAATCTGGATCAGGTATGTGCAACATGCGAACTGAGGGATCCATATCAACCGACACACTGGTTCCGCCACATCTATTATCTGTATATGTTGATGCAGGGAGGGTATCCCTTTGCAGCAAACGATCTCACCATTGAGGAATGGATGGACATCGGGGTTATGAAGATGGAAATGGAAGCAGATAAAGACAGGACAATAATGACCCTCCTGGCGGGAGCGCGTCATGCCTAACGAGAACAGGATACAAATCATCCTTACCACCGATGCAAACGGCGCCGTGAACGGCATCAGGACCGCCGATGATGCACAGAAAAAGCTCGGTGAAACCACAAAAAAATCATCATCGGAAATACAGGCAGCCTGGAGCGCCGTCTCCGTCAAGATTGCAAGCTGGATGTATGTCATTGAAAAGGCCAAGGGATACTGGGATGCCTTCATGTCTTCGGTCACCCTCGGCGCAAAGGCCATGCAGGCGGAAGAGTCCTTCCGGATCGCCGCCGATGCGGCAAATATTAATTCCGACCGGATGATCGCCGCAATGCGCCGGGCCTCAGCGGGGACGATCGATGAATCAGATATCATGCAGAAGGCCATCAAAGGCATAGTCCAGGATCTGGGAGAGAGCCAGCTTGTATTGATCATGGAGGCCGCGCGGGTCTCTGCGAGGATCGCCGGTGAAGACGTCAGGGCGGCATACGAAACCATCACCGACGCGATAGCAAACAATATGCCCCGTGCCCTCAGAAAGTATGGCCTGCTCGCCAAGGAGGACATCTCACTGGTCAACCAGGCCCTCGCCGCAGGCATAGAGGATGTGAGGATCTATGAGCTTGCAATGGCGAACGCCGCGAAACAGGCGGCCATACTCGGCATAGAAGAGCAATCCGTTGCGGAGAAGATACAGGAACACAACGCCAACATGCAAAACATCATGGAGCAGTTCGGGAAATATGCCGCCGTGATATGGGACTTCCTCCGCGGCCCCGGCAAAGAGTACAAGGACTGGCTCACGGAACTGGTAGAATCAGGGCAGTTAGGAGATGTTGGAGGGGTTATCGAAGGATACGACATAACAGGTAATGTGGCCGGGTCGAAAGAATCCAGAATAGCCTTTGCAGAAAAACAGAAGCGTGCAATCGTTGAGCAGACAAAGGCCGCAATCGAAGCAAAAAAGCCTGCAGAAAAGGCAACCGCCGCGGCAGATGCATATGCCGACTGGGCCGTACAGGTGGCAAATCTCAACCCCCTCCTAACTGAGGAGACAAAAAGACTGGCCGAGGTCAATCGCCAGGCTGAATCTTTAATAAAAAAAGGTGTTGCAAAGGCCAAGGTCGAGGAGACGCTCGCTCTCGCAGAGTATTATCTCAAACAGAAACAGGTCATCGAGGCAGAGAAGGATCTCGCGGACTGGCAGAAGGATATGTACCGCATGGCGGAAGAGGAGCTGGCATATTTTACGGCCATGCAGGGCACGGAGCTTGACAAGCAGATAGCACAGATCGACGCCGCAGCCGCGAAGATCGGGGCAAATCTCGGGAAGCTCGGCCTCGATGCGGAGGAGTTTGAGACGCGCTGGGCCGAGATCGCCCGCGTATCGGAGATCGTAAAACAAACCGCCCGGGATGAAAGCCACAATAAACTGATGCAGCAGCTCACCGAGCAGGGGAGTAAATACCAGGCCCTGTTTGACCAGCAACGCCAGCAGCAGCTCACCGGTTATAACGATATCTGGTCGAACACCATGAATACCATCAACCAATCCGGTGATTATGCGCCAGGGATGGGTATGATGGCAACAAATATTAAAGGGATCACAGATGTCGTGACAGGGCAGGATAAATATACCCTGGAATATGAACGGGCCCGCGAGCATTATAACCAGATGCGTGAATTGTATCAGCAGAATTTGAATGATTATGGTGGTAGCGAGGCAGCCGGGTATGAACTGAATGCAGCATATCAGTCTATGATCATCGCTAATGATCAGCGGACTGCCTCCATGAGAGCGCAAATAACCCAGGGGATGTTTGGTGCGATGGCCGGGGTTGCACTCACATTTTATAATGCCACAGGGCAACAGAGCCAGGCTGCATTCCGACTTTACCAGGCCATGGCCATTGCGGAAACAACGATATCGACCATTATGGCCGCACAGGATGCTTATGCTTGGGGCATGAAGTACGGAGGCCCCTTCGCTCCATTTGTCGCTGCCGCAGCGGCGGGAGTGGCGATCGCCGCAGGCATGGCAAGGGTGGCCGCAATTTCCAGCCAGAAGATGGCTACCGCCTCACCGGCAACGGGCATATCAGCCGGTGGTGGGTATTCATACACGCAGCCAAACGAGCCAAGCTACCAAGCGGAGCAGAAGACCGAGGCACGTCCCCTTGTTGTGAATCTCTACAATTACGGATTTATTTCTGAAGGAGCAAAGGACGAGCTCGCGAGGGAGCTCGTGCCTGCATTGCAGAAGGCGGTAAACGATGGAGCGCATTAATTGAACCCTGTAATCCTATACGATAACCGTTTCGAGGACGGCGCCCTCTCCGCCACCGACACGGAGAGCGGCTTCGACGTCAATAACATAAAGGACCTCAGGCCTCATAGCTTCTGGAAAGCAGCCAGCTACGGCACAAAATACATCACCGAGGCGCCGCTGGCAAAAGGAACGGTAACCCTTGCCGATATGCGCCTCTCACTCCTCGATGGGTCTGCCTTCGTAGATTTCTCCGCCGCAGACGTGCTCACCGACCATATCGGCAAACGCCTCGTCGTCATTGATTCTGCAGGCAAAAAGGCCATAGGCTATATCAAGGCCGCATCAGCAAATACTCCATCCAGTGTCCTTAAAATATGTGCCTCCCCTTCTGTTGTATATGCCTCATGGGAAAATAACGGGATATGGGAACATAATGGTGATGGGTGGGTCAGAATCCATGCGACAAATCCTATCGGCATGACTGCCGGAGCGTCTTTATTGTTTGCATCCTTTTCCGGTAATGGTCTCTGGAAATACGATGGCACTACATGGACGAAACTGAACACCGACGAGCCTACGGTGATGAGTGCCTACGGGACGTTGCTGTTTTATGCGTATAACACCAATAAGGCTTATGAATATGACACAGCAACAGATACACGGACAGAGTTTGCTTCGTCTTCTGTTGTCAATGTAATTTCAGCCGGGGACGATGTTGTATATATGAATATCGTAGGACAGGGGGCATGGAGATATGTTCCGTCAACAAGCACATGGACGGATACAAGCGGGGCCGATGTCGATAAGCTGTGGACCATGGGTGCCCTTACATATGGCACCTTCCCCGGATTTGCCAAAACATATCAATATGCCGGGTCGGTCAGTTCGTGGAATGTAATCCACAATTCTATAATGGCATCAGCGGGGGCAGTAGTAAATAACGCAACGTTATATTGTGCTCTTAGTGATGGTATATATCAGTGGGTCAGCGGTACTACGTGGACGAAAATATCGTCAGATGTACCCACTAAAATGACAGGTACAGCATCAAAATTATATGCCTATTTCGATGCTACCAAAACCCTTAAATCGTGGGACGGTGCAAATTGGGTAACAATATTATCCCCGTCCGATACGGGTGTTACTATTACCAGCACCCCGGACGGCTCAACCTATAACTGGGAATCCATCGAAGCCGGGTTCAATTACAACGATTCGAGCGGCTACGCCTACAAGATCTCCGAATCGGATGCGTGTGATGCTCTCTTCCTCTTCGGACACAATCTCGGGACCGCGGAGGCCTCCGTGTCCGTGGAAAGTACCGACGACGAGGTAACCTGGACGGAGAGGCTCGCGGTCTTCCAGCCGGCGGATGACCGGGCGATCATGAAACTCCTGACATCGTTCCGCGCGGCAAGCAAACGCCTGAAGATCGATACCGAATCCCTCGCCCCGTATATCGCCATCGCAATGCTCGGCCAGCGAATGGAGTTCCCCTTCCCTCCGGATTCACCCTATGACCCGTACAATATCGGCATCGAATCAGAAAGCGAGCTGTCGGTCCAGGGCAACCACCTGGGCGATGTTATCTATTATTACCCGATCGCGCAGCGCGTGGTATTTTCAAACCCTCTCCGCTCGTTTATCACGGACACCTATAAGCCTTTCTGGGATACCCATGGAAGGCTTCGCAAATCCTTTGCCTGGGCATGGGACCTGACAGCATATCCGGACGTCGTCTATTTCATGAAACTGACAAAGAACGCCCGCCTTTCCATGCCGCTCTCTGTCGGCACCTATGCTGACACGCTCGTCCTCGATATGGAAGGGGTGGCGGAGCCATGACGACCTACGCAGCAGAGCTCGGCGCCGTATCCAGGTATCCGAACACGCTCTGCATCGCCACTCTTGACCGCTGTGCGAACACGTGCGGATCCTCGCCCTGCACCGCCACGGGCACAAAATGCTGGAACACGTATTTCACCTGCAAGGACAAGGCGCATTTCAGCAAGACAACACTGGATCATGAATATACGTCCGTTAAGTCGCCGCTTCCGTTCCCGGGCCCCCGCCCTTACATCGACGATGTAAAATACATCCCCACAGAGATCAAGGACAACCTGACGATATCCGGGAGGGTAAGCATCACGCTCCGGGACGAGCCGGAACTGACCGACATCGGGCTCGATCCGTATTACAGCACCCGCTCGACGATCCAGGGGACCTATGCAAAGAAGCTCGTGGCCAGGAACCCGAATTACAAGGGGCGACCGGTAAAGATATACAATGGCTTTTACGGCCTCGCGAAAGGAGACTTTGTCCAGCGGTTCGACGGCATCATCGACAATATCACCATCAAGCGTGGCGGGTGGGTCATCGAGGTCGCCGATCTGCTCAAGAAGCTCGCCGATATCGACGTACCCGCGAAGTCCACTATCAAGCTCGCGGCTGCCATCGATGCAACACAGGTCCAGCTCTCCCTGACCGACGCAACGGACCTCGACGCGGCGAACGGATATGTGAGGATCGGCGACGAGATCATCTTCTATCTGCTGAAGACCGGCAACCAGCTCTCGGGGTGTATCCGTGGATGTTTCAGCACCACCGCGGAGGCGCACAACCAGAATGACAAGGTCCAGAAGTGCCGGTATTACGCCCCGCAGAGCGCATACGACATCCTTCTCGCGATGCTCCAGACAGATGCGGGCATTGCCGCAGGGTCGATCGATTCAACCGCCTTTGCCCTGTGGAAGGCATTTGATGCCGATATGCCCTATTTCTCGGCAATCATCAGCGAGCCGATTAAACTGAGCAAGCTCTTCTTCGAGATCATTGACCTCATCGATTGCAAATGCTGGGTCGGCGAGGATCTGAAGATCACCATCAGGAAGAACCTCCCGAACTATCCCGGCAGGACATACCAGACCTTCACCGATGCCGATAACATCATCGCGAATTCCATCAGCGTCGATCTGAACGCGAAATCACGGGTAAGCAGGATATCCATCTACTGGAACAAGACGGCGATCGGCAAGGACGAGGAGATCTCGAGCTATAACTGCCTCGATGTCTTCACCGACGTGGAGGGCGAAGGCGCGAACCTCTACAACGAATCGGTCGAGAAGAAGGTCTACTGCCGGTGGCTGCGGCTCGACTACATGGACGAGGACCTCGTTATCGCCTACATGAGGCGGGTTGGCGCCAGGATGCTGCGGCTCTGCAAAAACCCGCTGCCGATCATCACATTCGACGTGGAGCTGAAAGACTCCGGGGTCAAGACAGGCGATATGGTAAAGATCACCACCTCGGCACTGTGCGAGGCTGACGGATCTCCCTTGACCAATGTGGTCTCTCAAATCGTGAAGCGAGAGGAGAAGGGGAACAAGGTGTCCCTGAGGGCGATGAAGTTCCCGAAGCAGAAGGTAGGCTTTATCCAGAGCGCCACGGGGGCTGTTGATTACACATCCGCCACAGATGCACAGAAGGAATACGGGTTCATCGCCAGTGCAACAACAAACCAGATGAGCAACGGCGACGAGGCATACTATACATATTGACGGGGGTGAACAATGCCAGGATATAGCGCGATAACAACAGACGAGATATCCGCTGATAAACCATTGACCGATGCGCTTTTTCAAAAGATAAAGGACAACTTCGATTACCTCTACGCCCTCTCCGGTGACGTGATCGATATCCCTAACGGGACACTCGAGATCGATGCCGACGCAGACGGGATCCCGGACAACTTTACACGGGCGCTCTACGCCGGAGGATCGGGGGCATTCGACACGACCACTCCCGCCCAGGGGGCAAAGGCATACAAGTTCACGCGCACCTCAGGGGCAGGTAACGGCGGAGGCTATCTTGAAACGGGCTATCTGCCGATTTCGGAATACATATCACCGAAGTTCTGGTTCAGGCTCAAGGCATCCGCTGCGGGCATGAAGAACATCGTCAGGATCAGGTACTTCGACAAGGACAAGGTCGACCTCTCCGCGGACGAAGATGTCTATTCCTCGACATCGAACCCCACGTCCTGGACGCCTTATACTAAATGGGGAGTCCCGCCGGCAAATGCCCGGTACATCAAAATACGATACATCGGAGGGTACACCGACACTGACGTCGCCGGCGATATCTATTTCGACGACCTGCACTATGACCCGCTCCCGGAAGTGATCTTTGACGATTTTACGATCGCGAACGCCACAAATAATACCGGTTCATACGCCGACCTCAATAGTGCCTCAGTCAAATTACCTAAGGGGTTTACCGTTGCTCTGTTACCTATCAACATTGTAAACAATGACGGCGGAGGCATTTACGGAGCTCACCAGTTTGCAGGGCGTTATAGGATTTCCACGACATACTCAACGGAACTTATAGCAGACGGATATAGTATTAGCACAGAAAACCACTATGGCAGGGGGGTGCTGGAACTCGACATCTCGGCGCTATCCGGCGCGCAGACGCTTTACCTACAATCAAAATATGTAATCACGCCCGCCGCATCCGTAGTGGGTGCAGAGAAGGCAGATTCTATTGCAACATATATCAGGCAGGGAGCATAGGAGGAAATCATGCTGATATTCCACAGCGATACACATATATTGATGGCACTGCTGGGCGAAGAGGAATCCTCTGCCGGCGACCACATCCGGAACGGATATCCGGAACTCCTCGAAGAATGGGAGGCCGGCAGGATCCGCGCGACGAAGCTCGATAAATTTGTGCCGATGAAATGCCTAATAATGGATGCCGGCAAGCCCCGTCCCATGACCGACGACGAGATCAAAACCTGTGACGCTACCCTCGCCGCGGAGATCTCCGAGAAGGCAGCCGCCGCCGATCTCGAGGCGAAGATCCAGGCGGAGATCAGGACAATGGCGATCGAACGTATAGAGGCAAAAGAGCAGCTTACGACTAAAGTCTGACGGACAGTATCCAAGGGAGTAAGCCCTCCCTTAAACAACGCGCCTGCAAGCGCGAAGACGGGATAACCCGCTACCATCCGCCGTCCATAACCCGACCGGGATCAGGGCGGCATAAGTGTATCAGGGGACTCCCGTTAAATCAAAACAAATTTGAGGGAGGGCATCATGAACAGCATTCTCAACTACATGGGCGGCAAATCACTTCTTACTAAAAAGATTATTCCGTTGATCCCGGAGCATACCTGTTATTGTGAGGTATTCGCCGGAGCGGCCTGGCTTTTATTTCGGAAGGAAGAATCGGAGGTCGAGATCATCAATGATATCAATAGCGACCTCATCACGCTCTACAGGGTCATTAAACACCATTTGGAGGAGTTTATCCGCTATCTGAAATGGCTCCTGGTCTCCCGCGATGAGTTCGCCAGGTTCAAGATCGAGCGGCCCGAATCGCTCACCGATATCCAGAGGGCTGTAAGGTTCTATTATTTAATAAAGAACGGGTATGGGGGCCGCATAGAAAAACCATCGTTCAATATTGCCGCAACAAAACGATCCAACTTCAATCTTCTGCGGATCGAGGAGGAACTCTCGGCAGCCCACCTGCGACTCTGCCGGGTCTATATCGAGAACAAACCGTATCAGGAGATACTCACACGCTATGATCGGCCGGGCACGTTCTTTTACGTTGATCCACCATACTGGAACTATGAGAATTATTACGGCCCCGGGATCTTCTCCCGTGAGGACTTTACCAAGCTGGCAGGTTTGCTCTCTCATGTTCGGGGCAAGTTTATGATGAGCATTAACAATGTCCCGGAGATCCGGAAGCTGTTCAAAGGATTCAGGATCGAGGAAGTCTCGACCAGCTACTCAGCAGCCGGAGCCGACAAAAAGGTCCAGGCAACAGAACTTCTGATCATGAACTATTGACAGCCCGGGGAGCTATGTCACATATGTGACATAGGATTCGCAGACACCCACGGTATGGCCCTCTTTGCATCCCCCCGGCTATACCCGCCTGTCAATTTGTAATTTTTTCTTGCAAAAGATTAATATTTAAAAGAGAATTCAATACAGTACGGAGTAATAATTAAGATGGGCGAAGCAGTTAAAATGATTAAAATAATTTTGGAATTTCCATCTCTTCAAACAATATTGACTGCCCTATTAGTTGGCGCCACAATTTGGTATGCAAGACTTACTTACAAGATGCTGCATGCACCTTATAAATCTATTTTGATACCACTTAATTTTGATCTGAATGATAATGGTGCATGGGAATTTAAGATAAGAAATTGTGGTCCAGGCATTGCAAAAAGTGTTGAACTGGTTGGCATTATACAGAAAAATATTGAGTTTCAAGATATAAAAAAACCAGATAAAATGTGGGCGGAGGTGTCATACGATCCCGCTTCAGGACCGTTTTTACTTATGCCAAACAATGATGGGTTGTATGTTTTTCGAGGGGTGTTATTGGCATTAGAAAGCCCATTCCTTATCAGGTGGAAGACCATATTGGATAAAACTCAAAAATCTTATTGGGTTATAAAGATCCACAACGGGGATAGAATAAGATTTGATCAATTTACTTCACTCAGCTTCACGGGGCTTAATACGTTCAGAATAAAACGGATTAAAATATTGATATGTTCGCCTTACCATGCAGCGCATCGACGGCTATCATTATGGAGTAGGAATAGAAGAAAATCTGGTGTCATAAGTCATGGCTAATCTGCAGAAGCTCACAATTTCGAAGTCGGATGCAGCTAAACGACAGCTTGAATCTGCTATCAGGTTGTACTTCAGCCAGGGAGATCCCGTCTCGATTCACACCCTCACCTCTGCAGCATACAACATAGTTCGCGATATTAACAAGAAACGTGCCGGAAAACCATTATTCGCCAAAGAAAGATTTCTCGAGTATGTAAAAGCTGGTCATGAAAAGGAAGTTCGAGACCTGATTAACACAGCCGAGAATTTCTTCAAACATGCAGATCGCGATTGCGAAGCTACTATTGACTTCAATCCCAGACAAAGCGAGTTTTTGCTTCTCGAAGCATGCGGAACCTACGGCAAATTAACCGGAGAGTTTCCTCCGTTGTTCCGCTTATATCAAACGTGGTTCATCGCAAACAACCAACGTCTCTTTAACTTTCCAGCCGACCTAAAATTGGCTATTGCTCGTGGTGCTCTTGAAATTGTCCAGTTAGAACGAGAGGAATTTTTTACTAAGGTTTTGCCTTTCGTAATGAGCCTTAATAAATAA